TCCGTACAACATTCTACAGATGGATGCTAATGTAGAACACCACAAAAACGATTACGATCTTGTACGTCGTAATGGTAAATTGTACGACCGTCTTCACCACACCTTTGAGTTTACTGAGGATATTCATGCGGATATTACTTGGTACTTTGATTTCACTGATGTACCACCTGCTGTTCAGACTTACATCGTTGCACGTGCTGCTCGCATGTGTGCCACTAAACTGATTGGTGATCAAGAAATCAATAAACTCCTTGCTGAACAAGAAGTGTACACCCGTGCTGCAGCCATTGAATATGAATGCAACCAAGGTGATTACTCCATGTTTGGGTTTAAGGATGGTCACAATTATTACACCAGCTATCAACCTTATCAAGCTTTGATGCGATGAGTACAATCAGCCAAAGAATCCCAAACCTATTTCTTGGTATCTCACAACAGCCAGATAGCAGGAAGTTTCCCGGACAAGTCCGTGATGCTGTGAATACCCTACCTGACTTTGCGTTAGGTATGTTGAAGCGGCCAGGTGGTGAATACATTGAGTCGTTGACAAACGCTACCACCACTGGTCGTTGGTTTTCGATTCTTAGGGATGAAGAAGAGAAGTACGTTGCTCAGTATGCTAACAATGTATTTCGCATCTGGAGCCTTACAGATGGTTCTCCCCGAGCTGTTAACATGGGAACCAATACTGGTGTCCCTGGTGGGTGTGTTATTGCTAATGTCAAAACCACACTGGCTAACTACAATGCTGCAGTAGCTTTTAGAAAGGTTAAGCTGACTGAACTCAATAACGCTCAGTCTACCTACGCTGAAACTCTTGCTGGTCAAACCGGTACAACCGAAGAGTTGTTTGATGTAAAGTATAACTACACTCCTCCAAGTGCACCTAACTCTTTTCATGAAGTGTACCTGTATTCAGGTATTACTAAAGATGCAGCTGGAGTGTATGTAGTTAAGAACGCTGACACAGTGGTGTCTACAAGCGTCTCCTTGCCCGCTGGATACGCTCTTGGGACTGAACGTACCGATGAGCACCCAAGGCTTGCTGCAGAGGGCTACAGGGTCTTTACAGCGATACATGATGTAGCTGCTACGCACACCGCTGGTCAACTATCAGCAGCTTTGGCTGCAATGAATACAGCCCAGACTAACTACGACAACGCTGTCACAGATGAAGCTACCAAGCTTGGTCTTTATAATACACAGGTAAATAACTGTGCTATTACCACTGTCCCTGCTAATGCTTATCTTAAAGATGCTGATCCTGAAGATATTGAGGTTCTAACTCTCAATGATTATACCTTTGTTTTGAATAAAGCAAAGACAGTAGCAATGGATACAGCGACTACAACCGCTGCTCTTCCTCATCAAGCGTTTGTTGTTCTTAGTGTTGTAGGTACTGGTCATTATCAGATCAAACTTGATGGAACATTGCGTGGTACTTATAATGCAGGATCTGGTGGTGATGTAGATCAAATCCTCACTGATCTTGTTGGTGATATTCATAACCAAGTATTTGGCGGTAAAACCTATACTGCCATAAGAGTAGGTGCTGGTATCTACATCAGCTGTACGGCTTCCTTTACTATTGAAGTTACAGGCGGTCCTTCAGAGGATGCCTTGTATGCTTTCCAAGATACTGTTGCTACTGTATCTGCTCTTCCTGGTCAAGCTAAGGATGGTTACCTTGTAAAGGTTGTCAACTCAGCTGATGTTGAAGTTGATGATATGTGGCTGCAGTTTAATACTTCCTCTGGTGCTACCTACGGTGTGGGCACTTGGGAAGAAACTGTTGGACCTGGTATCACATATAAGTTTGATCCTTTGACAATGCCGCATCAGCTGGTACGTCAAACTGATGGATCATTCACCTACCAACCTGTTACTTGGGATGATCGTTTGGTTGGTGACCTTACAACCAATCCTAACCCCAGTTTTGTTGGGACAACGATCCGACACATGTTCCTTTATCGGAACCGCCTTGGATTCTTGTCCAATGAAACAGTAACAATGAGCCGAGCAGGTGACCTGTTTAACTTCTTTAACACCACCGCTCTCACCTCAACAGATGATGACCCGATTGATATTTCGGCATCAACTGCTAAACCGGTTACTCTTAATTATGTACGACCTACAGCTGTTGGTCTGATTCTATTTGGAAATACCGAACAGTTTCTGCTTAGCACTGACTCTGACATTCTGAGTCCCAAGACGGCAAAGATTAATACTATGTCGTCATATGAGTGTGATGCTAGCATTGAAGCTGTTTCTACTGGTATCTCTACTAACTTTATTGCTAAGACACCTCTTTATACCAAACTGTTTAATCTGGTAGAGATCAGGAATGATAGCCCTCCTCTTGCAGAAGAGCTGACCTATAACATTCCCGAACTGATTCCAAGTACTATTGATAACGTTATTTCTTCTGCAGCTGCATCAATCATTTCATTGGGCACTGTTGGCAGTAGTACTGTTTATCAATACCGGTTCTTACAACTTAGTGAGAAACGGGTACAGTCCTGGTATAAGTGGACTTTAACTGGTACACTTCTTGACCAGTTTTTTGATCAAAGCACCTACTATACTGTTGTTGCTAATGGCAGTGAAGTAGAGGTTCAGGCATTTAATCTTCGTCAATCAAGTGATGAAGGGTTTCTTACTCTTCCCACTGGTGAGAAGACAGACGTGTTCTTGGATTACTGGTCCATTAACCCGTATAGAACTTATAACTCTGGCACTGATACTACTCGGGTATTCCTGCCGTATGACACTGCAACAGGTAAAACCTTTGTGGTTGTAGCCCTTGGTGGTTACATTGGTGGTAGTAATGTTACCTCCAGTCAATCCGTTGGTGCTGTTCTTGAACCAACTGTGGCAGGTACAACCGGTGCTTACTACGCTGACATTGCTGGTGACTATCGTGGTCGGGATCTTATTGTTGGATACCAATACGAAATGTCTCTTGAACTTCCTACATTTTATATTACTAAAAGTGAAGGAAGTTTTGTTAGCAGTGATCAAACCGCTGATCTTATCCTACATCGAATCAATGTTGCTACTGGTCTTAGCGGTCCAGTGACGTATGAAATTGATTTGACTGGTATTCCAACTTGGGAGAATGTAGTGTCTACCACATTGCCCAATACTTACGTACTCAATAACGTTAACCTTTCTGCTACTTCGCTGCACGTTGTACCGATTTACCAGCGAAACCGAAACACTTCTATTAGGATCATTGGTGACACTCCGTTCCCTGTGAACATACTAGATTTGACGTGGGAAGGTAAATACAGCGCCCGTTTCTACAGAGGTTAACTTTGATTAATTCCACCACTGGGTTTAGCGTAAGACCTGCAACCTTAGAAGATGTACCTGTGATAGCAAAGGATCTATTGGAGGAAGGTAAAGCAGACTTTTTTAGGGCTGGTATAAATCCGGTTCTATGTATGGCTGCTGATACTCTTTATAGTAAAACCTTCTTTCTAATTAGTCCTGACGATAAACCTGCTGCATTATTTGGTGTAGATGATTATGGGTGCATATGGATGAACATGACACATGAGATTCGTAAGCACCCTAAATCATTCATCAAATGGGCTAGAGAGTTTGTTAAAACCTTGGGACCAATGCTTTGGAACCGAGTAGATATTCAGAACAATAATCTAAGAAAGTTCTTGAGACTTATTGGTTTCAAGGTTATTAACGTCGTCCTATGTGACACACGAAACATCTATTACGTGGAATTTGCAAAAGTAAACAATGGTAGCATTTGAACCGGTAAGCGCCAGTATTATGGGCGTGCTGTCTATTGGACAGTCTTTGTTTGGTGCAAGCCAAGAAAGCGCCCAAAGACAGCAACAATACGAACAAGAGAAAGCACGAGTTCAACGTCAAAATGAACTGAATGCTAAACTTGTTGCTGCATCAAATAAGCGTACTGCTGACATTTATGGTTACCAAACCGGTCGCTTTACGCAAAACCTTGGATTTATTCAAGAAGATTTTTCACGTGCTGGTGAAGACCTGCAACGTGAACTTGGAGCTGCATTTGCTCAATCAGCTTATTCTAGGCAAGGCCAGTTGACTGCACTGTCACAGGCTGTAGGATTTAACCGTGCAGCCTTTGAAGGTGTTAGTCGCTCACGAGAACGTGCTGATGTTCTTGGAACTCTTGGTGTGTTTGGTAGGAATGCTGCTATGGAAGCTGAACGGCTTACTGGTGTTGTTGGACAAGCTGGTAGGAGCCGTCAAGCTCTTGGCCGCCAAGCCACACAATCCGTCTTTAATGCCTATGGAGACT